AATACGGCGCGTTCCTCGTCTGTAAAGTTGCATTCCTGCCGGAGGTATTCCACCTCCGGTCTTGTAAACTCCGTTAATTTCATGCGGTTATCCCCTTGTTATGGTGTCACCGCATATCTTTTCCCTCTTTTTTTCTCTTAGCCGTACAGGTGCGCTCTGTCGTTAATCACCAGAATGCGCATCAGGCTTTCGGTCAGTGCAAGGTTACCGTTCTCGTCGCCCTGCAAAAAGCCCTTGTTTACGAGCTTCTGCACGGTCTCCTGTGCCCACTGCGGGCAATCCTTCGGCCTGTTGTAAACCTTCTCCGCCGCGCTCCTGATTTCCTGCTTTGCAATCGCGCGGGTCTGTGCTTCCGTCATATCTTCAACCTCTTTCTCTGTCAGCATGGTTTTGAATTTCTGCCACAACTGCGGATTGCGTACCCACGGTTCCGGGCAATCCTTGTGTGTCACATCGTAGTGACGGCACACGCGCGACACCGGAACATGGTGCTTTGCCATGAGTTCCCGTGTCAGCTTTGCGGCACGTTTCATGGTTTCCTCAGGGATAACGTACACGCCATTTCGGATAACGCTGCACATCTCAATGCCAATGCTGTTTGCGTTGCGGCAGTCATTGTAGTAACTGCCGCCGCGTTCCCTGCCGCAATGCCATGCCGTGTCGCTGTCCTTTACGCTCTGCACAACGCCGTTCGGGTCTACAAAGTAGTGAGCCGACGCTTTCACTACTTCACGCGCGAAATAATCCGCGTTATTCTGTGCCGTATCGCCGTTGTTCGCGGTAAAGTGCAGGCAAATCCAGTTGATCGGGAACTCTCTGCCCTTGCGGTAATTGCCGTCGTTGCACTGCTTAAACGGGATGCTCATTTACTCACCCTTCTTCTTTGGTGCGGTGTAGGTCAGCGCCGTTTTGGAATCCGTAATGCCCGCCGTTGTCGGGTCAATAAAAACAGACAGCACCGCAAGGCACATGGTAACAAGCTGCACAGGGTTAGAGAGCACCGCCTTGATGCCCTCCCACACAGCCGCCCAGCTCGTAAACGTCTGCGGGTCAACACCGATAGCGGTGATAGCCACCGACACAACGCCCACCCAGAACCAAGGATTACGCACTCGTACTTTGATGTTCATGTTCATAAATATGCTCCTTTTCCAAGTCCTCGATGCGATGATTCGCAACACGGATTCGCTCGTCAAGCACAGTAACATCCTGTTGCAACTTGTACGTTTTTTCAACAAGGTTATTGTGCTTCTCGACTTTCTTTTCTAATTGCTCAATGCGGTAGTTGGAAAGATTGCTGCTCAGCGCAATGCCGCCCAGCGTTCCCACCAAAGTACCGACCAGCGACAGCGCCGCCGTAATAACCTCAGCGGGCATACCTTAGCCCTCCTTGCCGTCCTTCGTGCCGCCGAATTCCACGGGAACAAGTTCCGGCATACCGCATTCCTCTACGAGGATTTCCGCTACCTGCTTCTGGAGCTTCTTCGGCACCTGCTCGAACTCACACTTGCCGAGAATAACTCTCTGCGAAAATAACATTGCCATCATAATAACCGTCCTTTCAAAACGTTCTCGAATGTTGTTGATTAACTTACGCATAAACGATTTCTGCCATTTCTGCAATGCAGTCCTCGTAAAAAGATTGCTGATCGGCAAGAGCGGAAACCTGCTGCTTAAGCTTTGCGTTCTCGCTTTCCAGTTCTGCGTTGGTTTTCGGGATAACCGGCTTCGGCAGTTTCGCCTTATCCGCCTCGATTTCCTCAGCAGTGCGCTCGACCAGAACGCTGTCTACGAGCTTATAGCGCGGAACCGCACCGTCGTATAACGGCTTTGCGCAATAGTGGCTCTGCGCGAGCGAAAATCTATCGCCATAGCCTTCATCAATTTTCGTCCATCCGGCGAGATCTGTCGGGAGGGAATACTCTCCCTCCAAACGCAAAACACGGCTTTCACTGTCCAGAAGGACGTATACACGGGATTTTGGGGTTTGCATGGTGTGTCACCTCCTTATAGGTCGGCGGATGCGATATAGTGAAACTGGATTTGATTGCCGTTTAAGGCATCATCGACACCATTCATCAGTATTTGCGCAAAACCAGTTGTTCCAACAAAACGCGCTGTCGGCGTCGCAGAAATATCTCCACCCGAAGAACCACAAGAAACTTTATTAGCCGTTTTGGATAGAACAGAATACAGTGTAACAACCGGAATTGTTCGCATAATTACAGGAAATTGAGTACCCTTAGAATAATGTACACCAGAGCCGGTTGTGCTCCCAGTTGCCCACACTTCATTCATAATCTTGTCGGACTCATTAACTGCAATGTGCAGAGTATCAATGTAATACCTCTGACACCTCCTCAGCTGCTCCCCGAAATCAGGGATTTCGTTCAACACCCACTTGTCACCCTCTTTGTGCGCAAGGGTCTGAGTGTCGCCAAGCTCGAGCTTGGCGGCGGAAATCTCAATTTTGCCCGCTCCTCCGGAATTAAAAAAACGCATTCCATAATTATACTTATCCACCCAATCCGGAAGCACAAGATAGGATAAGCCGGGTTCGGTAATATCTAAAGTTTTATTTCCCGATTGAAAAGAAAATTTTCCTGTCACGCTCTTTGCCATAACAGAAAGTGTAAGCGTCTTGCCTTTAAGTGCATTGGAAAGATCAGGCTCAAATATTTGGTCAATAATTATGCTCGCGACAGTGCCGTCGGTGTTTTCTATAGCCAAACAATCTTTTTCGCAGGTCACAGTTCCCTGCAAAGACAGAGCCTTCCACCTATCCACCGTATACCCACTGCCCGTATACCCCCGCACATACCCGCCACCCTTTGGCACATAACAAGGAACGCCACCATAGTTAAATCTTGCGCTGCCTGCGTCGTCGATATAGTCAACTCTGACTGTCTCGGGTATAGGTCCCTGTGGGACAAAACCATCCACCTTGTAGTACTCCACACCAGCCGGTACAATATACCCGTTCCGTTGGTTCACCGGATTCCCAAAATACCAGTTATCCAGCAGGTTGGGGTTGCTGCGGTATTTCAGGGCGGTTTCTACGGTGGTAGGGTCGGTAGGCGATAACGCCGTATTGCTGCCGTAAATCTCCAATTTCTCACGCAGCGCGGCAGGAGTCTCTGCGCCGGAGA